TGTAGTCTGTCACACCCTGTATAAACGTGAACAGCCGGCGAAACCACTGCATCCAAATAAAGCTCAACTTCTTAGCCGCGTGATCGTCAACCGCGGCTTCTACTGGTGGCGGATTCATATATACAGTTCTGCAGCCATGCCGCCTGTCACGACAAATTTAACTGGGTCAGTAACTGTGAAACGGAACACAAAGTCTCTTGACATGCCGCAGCGGTTCCATTTGGCTCGCGGCGTCTTGTACTGGCCAACAAGCCCGATTGGTTTTAAGCGCGGCAGCCCAAAAGTATGTCCGCCGTCTTTAGACACTTCAAGTGCCATCATCGGATTCATGCCTTGGCCAGACTGAAGGCCAACGCCCGTCTCCATTTCGATATACAATTGTCCTACGCCAAGATCCGCCCCGCGGTTGCGCACATGGCGCGAAGTAAGCTGTCTTTTAATAGGCTGGCCGTTGTCGGAGTATGCTAGGTCGTAAAATTGGTAAATATTACCGTTAGCTGCGTCGCTACAGTAATTCTGCGAGTTGAAAGTTATACCAAACTCGCCTATGTGGCGCCCAGTCAATCCAAGGCCTGTTTGTGTCTCGCTCCAGATATTCGTGGTTGCATCATACAGAAGTGACCTGTTCGCTGTCGGGAAGGTCAGTTGGTACAGCGCGTGGCCGTAAACAGTATACGTCAGCGCTACTGCGTCAGCCACCACGGACAAGCCATCCAGGATGGCGTCAATATCCGGTGTGCTTACCGGCACAGGGTTGTAGCCATCAAGCTTAATCACTTTGTACAATCCGCCTGGATTCTTAGCCAGGAAGATCATTGAATTGTTTACAGCGCAGCGCGACCACTTAGCAGCTAAGCCCCATTGCTGTGTCGCGCCTTGAACACGGGCATAAGGCAGCGGCGATCCGCCAGCATCTTGCCAGAACTCAATCGAGGTATCACCCCAGAGAATAACTAAGCTGTTAAATACACTGACTGCAGCGCCTATATCTGAGTAGTTTTCTTTTGAGAAGTAGACCAGCGACGCGATCGCAGTATTTGCACCCCATGCTGTTACGTCATACGAGCCGCTGACAAAATACTGGCGTGAGCCAAATTGTTCAACAATAAACCGGCCGTCAATAAAGGCAATCGTTGTTGCGCCGTTTGGAAAGTTGGCGTCAGCTACTGCTGCAAAGGACCCTGCCGCGTTTAGCGCAGCTTGCTGGTATGAGCCTGTAACGATTGTATAGCAGTAAAGCGCGGCGCCGTTCACAATAGCTAGCTGGACAAAATTATCGTCCATTGCCACTTTATTATTACCAGGCACTGTGCCTAGAAAGGTCGCTGTGCCGGCAGGGGAGACACTGTACAATGATTGCCCGCTTACAACATACATTAAGTTGCCGACAACGTGCCACCCGCGCACAGGGTAGGTGGGCAATGTGGCAAAGAGAATCGCACCGAAAGTGCCGATGAAAGCAACACTACCCCCATCACCATCAGGTCTTGGATCGACAATAACGTTAAGTCGCCTTTGAGCGGAAACCGACTTAGAGTAGCTGGCAACGCTTGATCCGAAAAGTGGTAGCGGCTCCATTATGTCCCTGACTGGTAGTAGGCTGTCTCGACTTCTGTATCTTTATTCTGAGCAATTCTAAGCGCAGTCGCCGCCGTCTCCTGCATTAGTGGTGTCCAACTTACTCTGAACATAGGTGCGCAAAGCTTAGATGTTTCAAGTGCTAACGGTAAATACCACTCTTGCGGAAAGTAAGGCGTGTCAGCGGCATTTGTGAAGTCCTGACAAGGCTCGAAGTATGTAGCGATGATGTGCTTAGACAAATCAGATGCGCCAGCCACGTCAGTTCTGATGTAGCCAGTGCCAAGTTGGTCGTCGTAATAAATGGCAACAGGGTCACCAGTATTTGTTGGCGCTTGCTTATTTGGCAGCAAGTCATATTGCTGTGACGTCATCAAAGTCAGTGGAACGTCGTTGCCTTGAAAGTCACGCAGCGACGCTGTCTCAATAAAGAGTGGCTGCTGGGCTGCTGTTGTGTATGTGTAGATTGAAGCACCTACAGTGGCCTGCGATGTAACAGTGCCAGTGATGTTGATTGTATTACCTGTGAACGACAGAATTGTGGACCAGTAGATTGTGCCAGCGTCTTGGTCAATACCAATTTTGTCGCCGATCGTCATCCCGGTAACCATCACGGCAGGTATTGCAGTAGCGCCTGCGCCGACTGTTGTCGAGCATGTTGTTTGAATATATAAGTTAGTCCAGCCTGTCGCTGCTGCATTGACAGGGTAGGTGCCTGTGATGCCTGACAGGAAAAGATGGCCACGACGACGGGAGAAGGCTTTAAGACCAGGCGCAAAGTCCGCCTTCCCCATCCACTGCTTGACAAGCATGTTCAGCCACACAGACATGTCGATTGTCTCTTGCGGCGATAGCTGCTCAAGCTCGTCAAGGCGGCCGAGATTCAACGCTGCCATGCGAAGAATCTGGTCGCGATTTACGACAAAGCCATAATTTCCACTCGTAGTCATTAGGCGGCTTTCAATCCTTTCATCTTCAAACGAATGTCAATCAAGTGCTTCATGTGGTGCGCGACTTCGTCCGTGCTTATATCAGTCATACACTGCGCCGTACCCGTCTCCTCGTTCTTTGTACAATGCTCCCAACCAAAGTGCATTAAATGGCAAGCAGGTGCTTTATCACAGCCACGGCCTTTGCATTGTGTTCCGCTGCTCCACAGCGAAGTGGTGTGCAGCCAGTCACGCGTAAGGTTTTCAACGCTTGAGTGTGATAAGAAGACAATCTTTGGAATGTCAACATTGGCGGCTGCATTAAGAACGCCGGTTTCGGGTCCGATAAGCACATCGCACTCGTCGATGAACGATAGAGACTCACGAATTGACCACTTGCCGCAAGTTAAGTGTACGTGCTTCTCTTTCTCCCACCCTGCTTCCAGCATGACGCACTCAGGGCCGCCGACAAGAACAACATCGACGTTCTTGTAGTTAATCATTAAGAGCGCAATAATTTGGTCGAGGCCGGACCACGTTTTGTGAACTGAAGACCCTGCAAGCGACCACATCACAACAATGTCGCCCATTTTAGCACGAGTCTTTCGCGCCCAGGCTTTCTCTTCAGGCGTCGCATAGAACTTGATTTGCGGATCATGCGGCACGCCTGCAATGTCATGTTGAACTTCGACGTAGTTGTAGTCAAGCAGTTTGTGGCGCAGTGCTGGTGGGAACTTATGCAGCGTACGCCCAGGCATGGCGAGAAATGTACCTTCAACTGATTCTGAGAGATTCACAAACTTATCATATTTCTTAGCCTGGTACTCCCAGAAATCACCGAGATTTGCATTCGGTATCTGGTCGCGGTCCAGAATCATGAACTTGTCGATGTTCGGGTCGTGCTTGACAACATCAACGCCTGGCTCGCTCGTCATCAACGTAACATGATAGCCTTGCTTTTTGAGCCCTGCGAAGACCGAGGATGCTTGCATAAGATCGCCGAATGCACCGAAACGACACACAAGTACGGTCTTCTCAGATGCCGGTGTCTTATAAGAATAGGCATTTTTTCCTGTCTGCTTTTTAAACACGAGCAGCATCGAGTATTCACAATCGTCATTCCTGTCTTGGCATTCTACAAGGTCGAACGCGTTGTCTTTTGACGCCGCCAACTCCATCGCTTGAATAATATCACTAGGCAGGAAATCATGTTTATGAGTAGGATTACTACCAGGCTGACCAATATTAGGATAAAAATCTTTATGAGGCAAATAGAGAGCCAGTACGCCGCCTTGTTTAACAACACGCCACCACTCCTTTAAAGCGCCCTTATAATCTTCGATATGCTCAAGCAAGTGGCTGGAGTACACAAAGTCTAAACTCTGCGATGCGAACAATGTCAGCTTCTCGCAGTCCATATTTAAGTCTGCCATAAACGGGTGGCCAAACTTTGCAGCATGGTCACCGCTATCTACGGAGATGGCCTGTGGTAGTATCTTAAAAGTGCCGGCGCCTAAGTCAACACCTCTACCGCGAAGATAGGGCGCCACTTCCCAGCATATTTTCTTTGACTCACTTCCTTCTGGATCAGTAGCTCTCCACATTATGCGGCCTCCTCAGGAAGCTTCCACATAACGAGTGTGCCTTTTTTGATCTTCTCGATGTTCATCTCAGCACACATACTCTGCACGTCGGCCCAGGGCTGATTTGCAGACTCTGCTTCGCGCTTGATATTGACTTGGAGAACAGGCCCACCGAGTAGCAAATTTGTCAAGAATTCAGCAACACTTCCGGCTGATTTTGAGGCCTGTTCAAGGCTCTTCGGAGCTTCAGGCTTAGTGTCAGCTACTTTAGCTGCTTTTGGTGCCTGTTTCGGCTTAATTTCTTGGCCGGATTCGCTTACGACCTGGCCGTCGCCTGTGTAAAGCACGCCATCTTGCTCGTACTGAGCATCAGCGGAGCCATAAATCAGGCCGTGGGGTTTTTTAGGATCAAACTTCTGGGCTTGCATAGCAAAGACTCCTTGGTTGGTTGAAAAATAAATTATAGCGCACGTTATACTACATCCTCAGTCCATGTAAGATTAAGCCACATGTCGAGTCCTGCCGGCACTGCTGCGCCGCCCATGTTGAAGGTGATACTTTCATTCGCATTTCGCAGTGTGTGCATTTGGTCATTTTGAGTGCCGAACGTCCATACTGTCGGCGCAAATGGGTAGCCAGTTGTTGATGCTACAGGAAGAGCTACACCTGCGGCTTTGATTATGACACCAGCCCCTAGCGGAGAGGCTAATACAGAGTATTGTTGCAGCACTGCACTTGGCGCCGGGCTCTGAGAATCATGTGCAATCGGAGCTAAAGGCGCCGCTGTACCACCTGTATTCAAAGCAGTTCGCTTGTACAGATAGCAGTCAATAATGCCCGCAGCAGCTGCGTCTGCTGTTATTTCAAAACGCGACAGCCTAATAACTTTGCCTGCCGCGCCGATTAACTGGAGTAGGTCAGTTGGCGTCGCAGGGATTGCGGCAGCCAGAATTTCCATTCCCAGTGAGTAAGTAGCTCGATCGCCTTCTTGCTGTATAAGCTGTACAAAAGCACTTCGCATTAAGTTTGACAAGCTCATGATTTATCCTTTAAAGAATCTGGTTGTTAGGTCAAAGTCTGTCGAGGTAGTTATTTCTCTCCACGAACGATACCTGGCCCTGCTCATCAACCGCTTCAGAGTAGAAGAGATCAATATGCTCACCACTGTATTGGTCATCAGTAGCCTTCATTTCGCGGCGCACAAAACCCTGCGCTAGGCACTTTGGGTTGTTGATACTTTCTTTGGTAACCATCGACGAAACGTCAGTATTTCCGCCAAAGCCATGAGCCCAATTGTCCATGCGCTCCTTCGAGCCATTGACTTCAAACTGTTCATAAATCTCAGTCTTTGGAATAACGTTAAACTTCTTGTCAAGGTCAGGCTTTGGAATATCGGCAGTACAACGGACCTTTTCAAGCGAAATCCAGCTGCCATCTTCGCCATTGGCCTCCTCTTTGTACGGTATATTGATCTGAAACTTTTCTGCTAATGAACTCATAATAGTCTCCTACTAGTTAGCGGCAATAATTTGCCAAGCAGCGCCTGTACTCTGTAATGTGACAAACTTGCCCGCAGTCGCTGCAGAGAATAGTGTCGTAGCTGCTGAGCCGCCCGCTAAAGGTATTACGTTAGCAGAGGCAGACACAGTCGCGAATGAGGCCTGCAGTACAAGATTGAGTATTTGACCTTTATTCGCCGCACTTGCCGCCAACAAAGTTAATGTTGCACCGGCAACTGGCGTCAATACTAAAGTGCCATCAGAGACAGCCTGAGCTTCAGCGTTGGCTGGCATTGCCGACGCGCGGTAGCCGGTTGCCACGTTTGCAAAGTTAGACTGGCCAGTCAGTAAGTTCCAAAAACTATTTTGGAGTAAAGTAGGGACAGTGCCCGCCGCGCCTGTTACAGCGCCGAGCCCGTGCAGCGTCTCGTCTTCCGCGTACACTAGCGCCGACACAGGCCCTGCATCATCGCGCCCGGCAAGATTACCGCTAAGCGACACTGTCGCGCAGTTATGCGACCATATTTTCATCGCTTGCTGATTTCCTAGTGCAGTATACCAAGCGCCGGACGTCAAAGAGCTCTGAGTGCCTTCGCGAAAAAATGAAGGATCTAAGCTGGCAACGCCTTGATCGCCATTAGCTGGGGTGCCTAAACGATCACTAGGCGCCGCATATCCTGGTGGGCCACTTGGCAATGCCGGCAATACATCACCCCACTTATCATAGTACACGCCACCTTGGTAGGCGTAGATGTTACCCCAAAGATCAGTTGATGTTTGATACGTTAAAGCTGGATTGAACACCATGCTATTCTCCTAAAGACAAAGAAGAAGGGTGACCTAAGCCACCCTTCACTTTTAGCCGCGACGAGAGGCGTACCCGGCAACAGAGCCTTTAGAG